CGCAAGGGTAGTACAAAGTTTGAAGATTTAATCGAAATTTGTGATTTACTTGAATTAGAAATAATAATAAGAAATAACAAAACTCATACTGAATATCATATTAACGGCTTTAAATAAATGGAAATTCCCGATTGGTTAATAGAAAAAATTAATAATAATGACAAGTATTTAACACATATTGAGTTCGGAAAGTTAGATTTTTTTTATAAGAAAATAACAGGATTAAAGCTTAAAAAGAAATGTGATAATTGTATTGCAGATGCTTATATTGTTATTAGAATATATTTAAAAAACAAAACTAAATGAATAAAAACAGAGCTATAATAGATATTGAAACAGGGGGCTTTAATATTTATAATAGTGGTATTGTTGAAATAGGAATTGTTTTTTTTGATGAAAAATATAATATAATTGATAAATATGAAACATTAATAAAACCATATAAAAAACATAATTCCATTGATTTAATGGAATATTCAAAACGTGCTGAATATATTCATGGGCATTCAATAGAAAAAATACAATTATTAGGAAAAGAATGTAATATCGTATGTAATGAAATAATAAGTAAAATCAAATATAATAACCCCATACAATTAATAGGTCATAATTTAATAAAATTTGATTTGCCTAGAATTATTAATTTCTTTGAACGGTTTACAAATGAAAGCACGGATTTTTTATTTATAAATAATTTAGATACCATTAACCTATCTAAGGAGTTGTTAAATTCAGATAGTTACTCACTTGAATACCTTTGTAATGGTTTGAATTTAGCGCATGAAAACAAGCATTCTGCCATGGGTGACTGTTGCGCTACACTTGAACTGCTTAAATATTTAGAACGCTAATTTTTTTTATTATATTTGTACTAAAAATAACACTTCAAAAAATGAAAAAAATACTAAAAGAAACTTTAAAAATATTTATTATAATATTAGCTTCAATATTGGTTTTTTTAGATAGGCTTATATGCTCAATATTGGTTTTTAAAGATATGCCCTCAATTTATGAAATAAAGAAATTTAAACATGAACGTGAAGCAATGTCAAGAAGATATATTGTATATTTAATAATTCTTTTAGTTTTTGTATTAGTTAAATTTATTAAACATTTAATAATTAAATAATGGCACCACCTAAAGGCAGTCAATTTTGGAAAAGACGAACAAAGCACGGAAAAGAAAAACTTTTTGCAACAAAAGAACTTTTGCTAGATGCTAGTTATGAATATTTTGAATATATGGATTCAAATAAATGGGTTATTAACGAAATTACAAAAAAAATCAATGTTAATACACCTGATGATATAACAAAGAAGAAAAAACCAAAGTCACAGCCATACAGCATTGAGGGTCTTTGTTTGTTTCTTGGTTGTTCGTTTTCTTGGTGGCGAAATTCAAAACTTAGATTTAAAAATAATCCAACTAATGAAACGGAATCAGAGCTATTGGAAGCAATGGAGCAAATAGAGTTAATAGTTTTTGTTAATCAATTCAATGGCGCATCGATAGGTGAATTTGACCCACGCATAATGACTTCAAAACTTGGCTTAATTACAAAAACTGAAAACACAAATTTTAATGTAAATTCAGAAACCGAGCCACTAAGTACGGACGAAATTAAATCTTTAAAAAAGAAATTAGAAGAAGATTATTAATTTTAAAAATGGAACTTTCTGAAATTGATATAATAAGAGCCGAAACGCTTTATAGTAGTTTGTTTTTTAGTAAATACCATTTTAAACATAGATATAATAAAAAATTTGTAGTTAATTGGCATCACGAATTAATATGTGAATATTTAGACAAAGTTTTTAAAGGTGAGATTAAAAAACTAGCCATACGAATAGCACCACGATACGGAAAAACAGAGCTTGCAGTAATTAATTTTATATCAATGGGGTTGGCATTAAACCCGTCTTCAAAATTTATACATTTAAGTTACTCTAGTGATTTAGCGTTGGATAATTCCGAAGAGATAAGAGATTTTGTACAAACAACTGAATATAATAGGCTATATCCTTGGGTTGCAATTGATAAAGCATCCACGGCAAAAAAGAAATGGTACACTACAAAAGGCGGTGGAGTTTATGCCACATCAACAGGCGGACAAATTACAGGTTTTGGAGCTGGAGAAATGGACATCGAAGACGAAGAGTTAAATAAAGAATTAATTGAACTAAGCGAACTACAAAAAAACAAATTTTCGGGTGCAATCGTAATAGATGACCCTTTAAAACCTGATGATGCAGATAGTGATATAAAAAGGGAGCGAATAAATGAAAGATTTGAAAACACGATACGAAGTAGAACAAACTCAAGGAATACCCCAATAATAATAATAGGACAGGCAGTACACGATAGAGATTTAATAGGATATTTAATGAATACAGAGCCGAATGAATGGACTTTATTAAGTATTCCTGCTATTAGTAAAGATGAAAATTTTAACGATGTAGCATTATGGTCATTTAAGCATACACTTGAAGAGCTTTATAGGATTAAAGAAAACAGCCCAAGAACTTTTGATTCACAATACCAGCAAGACCCTAAGGACTTACTAGGATTGCTTATTCCGTTTGATTCATTGAAATTCAGTAAAATAACAAATGAGCCTATTTATTCAATGGCTTTTGCTGACCCTGCAGATGAGGGGGGCGATAAATTGAGTGTTATATTTATTAAAATTTATTTTGAAGATGATAGGTTACTTGTATATGTTAATGATGTCATACATAATAACAACGGTATTGAAGCTAATACAACAAGAATAATAGATAAAATAAATGAACATAATGTATCGGAAATATTTATAGAATCAAACGGTCTAGGTTTAGCACTTATTTTGGGAGTTAAAAGGTTAGCGAATTATAATACAAAAATAAATCCTATAACATCACGAGAACCAAAAACGGTGCGCATATTATCAGGATTTGAAACTGTTATAAAACATTTTGTATTTAATGAAGATTATAAAAAAAATATTGAATTTTCTCATTATATTAGTGATTTAACAAAGTTTAAACGTGATAGCACAAACACGCACAAAGCTGATGCTATGGACGTAACTACATTCGCTTCAAATGTTATAAAAATAAAATTCAAAGAATTACTTTTTAATAACATAAAAAAATAATAAATTCGCACCCTATATAAAAAAAAATGTTTTATATAAAAAAAATAACTATTTTTGAATAAAATATTTCAAAAAAAATGGGGTTTTGGGATTTTGGTAAAAAAGTAAATACAACGCCAAAAAATAATTGGGTTCAAGTTGATGCCAACGGTAAATTTTACCATTATATAAATCAAATGTTATCAAGTGGCGTTTATCAAAAATTCGACCCTTTACGCCCCGTTTACTTTGCTTCCACAATAGCCGAAATTTTCGCACCGATTGATATTATTTCTGACAGGGTTGCATCTTGCAAATTTAATATATATAATAAAAACACTGATAAAATAGTTGAGAATTTACCTAATAATTTAGTAAGATTATTAAAAAACCCTAATCCATTTAACTCATTAAGTGAATTAATTTATCAAATACAATTTAGTGAATTAGCAAGCGGAGGGAGTTTTGTTTTAACTAAAATGCCATCAACTTTTAAAACAAAAACAGTTGATAGGATTAGTAATATTTGGGTATTAAATCCTGATACTGTAGAAATAAAAATAAAAAAATCAATCCCTAATCCCTATTTAATTAGTGATATTTCGGAATTAATTGAAATGTATAATACTCATTGGTTAATTGATATGTCTTTAAATACTGATGAGGTTAATTATAATTCAATTTCGCAAATAGATGAAAATTTAAAAACTAAAACGCCACTATTATCTGTAACAAGAAATATAAACAATCTATTGGCTGTTTATTCTGCTAGATTTAATGTGTATGACAAAAATGGGGTTGCAGGTATAGTTTTTAAAGATGACAAAGGAGCTTCAACTATTAGCGAGCAAATAAACCCAATTACAAGGGATAGAGTATTAGAAGATTTAAACAATATGGAGGGTATTGTTGGAGATAAAATGTTTACGGGCATATCTTCTTTCCCTTTGGGTTTTATTGAAACATTAGGTAAAATAAAAGATTTAGAACCGTTTAAAGAAGCCGAAGTAGATTCAATGGCAATAGCTAGTATTTTTGGCGTTTCAACTGAATTGATTTATAGCGGTGGTTCATCTACATTTTCAAACAAACGAGATGCAGAGAAGCATTTATGGCAAAATATAATAAATCCTTATGCTGAAGATATATCCAAAACTTTAACAAAAATATTTTATCTTCCAGAGGATTGGGAATTTAGAAAGAGTACAGATAATATAGAAATATTACAATCGGACAGAAAAACACAATTAGAGGCGGACACTATTGAATTGTCAAATATCAAAATTCTTCAAGAATTGGGGATGTCAACTGAACAAATAAATAAAAAATTAACTCAATGGATTCAAAAATAGAAGAAATAAAAAAAGAACGAGGAGGCTCAAATAGTTTTTTTTCAGTTCCTTTAGATGGCGAACGTTCTAAATTTAACGAGGGTGACAGGCTTATAAAAGGTTATGCAATAGTTTGGGGTTCAAAGAATGATTATAATGAAATCGTGATAAAAGGAGCTTGTACTAATAGCATAAATGCAAGGGGGGTTAATGGTTCGGGAAAAAATAAAATAGTTATTTTAAAACAACATAGACAATCAGAGCCTATTGGTAATATTACAAAGTTATTAGAGGATGATTACGGCTTGTATTTTGAAGCTGAAATAATAACAGGCACAACAGCATCAGAAGAGGCTTTATCAGAGGTTAGGCAAGGTGTTTTGAGACAATTATCATACGGTTTTAACTATGTATGGGATAAAGTAGAATGGGATGAGGTTAATGATGCTTTAATACTTCGTGAAATAAAACTATTTGAAATTTCACTAGTTACATTTTCAAGTGATGAAAATGCCCAATTAAGAAGTTTTAACGATTACCAAAAAAAAGAAATATTAAAAGTTTTTAAACATCAAGAGATTGAAAATTTAAGAGGTTTACTAAACTCAATTAATACGGATAGCCGTGCCGAACACTGTCCTAAACAACAAATAAATGCGAATATTAATAAAGTAAAATTTTTTTAAAAAATGAAAAGAAAACCATTTAATTTAAGAGAAGCACTATCAAAACAGGGTGCAGAATTAGAAGAAACACAATTGAGATTTATTACAGCTTTTGAAACAGCATTAAATTCACAATTAGAAGAGCAAGACGAGGAAACAGAAAAGCGTTATAGCGAAAAAATGACTGATGCAATGAGAAGCGCGTTAGGTGAAATGCCAAAGGGAGAAGATGGCAATGTTCAAACAATTGCCGACCAAATCCGTTCAATTGCCTTGGCTTTGGATAAAGTAGAACAAAGAAGTATTAGACAGCTTGGTGATGTTGAAAAATTCCAATTACGTAAATTACTAGAGAAAAATAGTGAGCAAATAAGACAAGCTATAAAAAGCGGTCAAGACTTTGAATTTTCTTTTGATGCAAAACGAGCACCACAAGGTCAATTAGATACTACTACGTATGGTAATTCAATTACTATGCCTAATCTTGAGAACTATGCTTTTGACAATGATATTGCCAAAATCAGGTATCCAGAGAATTTTATGTTAAATGTGATTCGCAACCGTCAAGTATCAAAAGTGCCTCAACAAATAATTAAAACAGAGCAAGAGCCAACGGCTGGAGCTGTTGAAGTAGTTGAAGAGGGTGGAACAAAACCACTATTGACATATCAATTCGTAAGAACAACAACCGACCGAGTAAAATATGCAGGACGTATCGAATGGTCAGAGGAGTTTGAAATGGATAATGATAGGTTATTTAGTGAAATTATCGCAATGTTTGAAGATGACGTTTTACGAGCTTGGCAAGATGGGTTAATTAACACTATTGAAATAAACGCTGTGCCATACACTTCTTCTGCCTTGGATGGCACATTATTAGTTGCTGATAATGGTATAGCAACGGTTGCGGCTGCTTCTGTAATTGATGGCATGAATTATAATGCTGACACGGTTATTATGAACCCAGCTGATGTAGTAGCCACAATGTTTACACAGGATGCGGATGGCAATTGGAGATTAGTACCTTACTTAATGAATGGAACTATAAACGGAATGCGTTTAATATCAACAAATAAAATGTCACAGGGCATGGCTTTAATTGGAGATTCATCAACATACCGAGAAATTCACAGCGGTTATATTCTTCGTTTTGGTATGTATAATGACCAATTTATTACAAACAAGAAAAGCGCAATCGGTGAGGTGTTTTCTTTGTTGTATATTGCTAAAATGGATATGCCGTCTTGGATGTTTATTGACTTAGCATCAGTTAAAGCGTCTTTAACAATTTAACGAAAAACCGCCTAAATTAATAGGCGGTTAATTTTAACATAAAAATAAAAAATATGCCAGTATTTAAAATTGCAAAAACAGAAAAAAAAGTAGGTAAGCAAGTAACATTTAACAAAGAAAGTGATTACGTTGCTGTTCGATTGATGAAAAATGACAAACCGATTGGAGATGTAAAATTGTTGCATCATATTCAAGCTGAAAAATTAATCGAAAAGAAAAAAGCTATAAAGGTAACAAATCAAAACATTGAGGAGGTTACACCAGTAGTATCTACAAAAGTGATTGATAAATAAAAAAAAATCGGGTTTTAATGGGTATAATAGTCAAAATAGGAGATTTTAACAATGCACCAAACGCCATTAATTCAAACGCTTATCAAAATATTGATATTAACGGGTTGATTGATAGCTTGGAAAAGCCTTATCTAGTACGTATTTTAGGTCTAGAGTTGGCAGAATTGTATTTACTAGATGTCGATTCTTTTGGCATACCCGTTTCGCCAGGATTTATTGTATTAAACAATCAATTGTTTGTTCAAAAAGGTAATGGATATATTTATAGTAATGGTATTAAATCCATTTTAAAGGGGTTTATTCGTTCGGAATGGGTAAAAGAGTTGCAGAAACAGCAAGACCCCACAGGCTTATCAATTACACGAAAAGAAAACGCCAATTCGTTACGTGAGGCGTCTTATAGTGGGTATAATGAGCAGGTGTTGCAGGTAGATGCTATTCAGTTGTATTGTAGTGATAATATGGCTACATATCCACTATTTAAAGGTCAAAGATTTAATACAATTAACCCTTTATGGTAAGTTTAACCGATTTGATAAAAGAAAAGGTTTCTAACATTGATTTAGATATTAAAGTTAGTTCCGTTGTTGGCTCACGTGTTTACGTTTGCAAAACTTTATTTTTATCAATAGGTAAAATCATATCAGATGAAAACGGATTTTTATATGTTGTAACGGATTTTTTGAATAATGAGTGGGTTGAGTTAGAAAAAGTTACACCGACAGCTCCCATGCCTTATGAGGGTACAAAAATAATATGTCAAAAAATACATTTTTTTTCAGGCACGCCAACGTCTGTAAATAATGAGTATCATCAAATGGAAAAACTTGCAGACAATAAGATGCCAGCCGTTTGGTTAAATGAAACTTATTTAGAAAAAACGTTTGGGCGTGGTTCATCCGTAGAAAGGGAGGTAACACCTCAAATTTTTTTTATGGACCAAGCAAATGAACAAAGGTGGACGAATGAAGAACAGCACCGCTTAGTATTACAACCGTTAAACAATCTTCAAGAACGTTTTTATGAAACGTTTAAAAAAGATAGGATGTTTAAAACAATAATTGAAAACAAAATTATTGAGCGTGCTAGGTTTGGAGTTTATATTGACAATAAAGGTAATGTAAATAAAATAATTAACGAATACGTGTCAGCGGTAGAAACACAACCGACCCTAATACGTTACAAAAAAGGGTGTGAATGTTAAATATTAATAATTAAAATTTTAAAAAAATGAATGTTTGTGACTGCAATGCAGGAATCGAGAATTTAGGAAAACCTGGGTGTATTCCTATTCAAAACGTGACTAGTTCACTTATTTTAGTCCCATTGAAATCCTCAACAGGTGTAAAAAACGGTATTGATTTATCGACATTTTTGCCTGATTGGAATGATTTGATTATTTCACTTGACCCGTCAACAAGATGGTTTCCTTTGCCACAATTTGAGGATGTAACAATTCCAAAGGCAGACCCAATAACAGCTGAAGCGGCTAGTGGTAGAAAAGCAAAGTTACGAGATGGAAAAAGGTCTTTTGCTGGGGATTTATGGGAAGAGGATTCAAGCCCTACTTTGTTGGGTAAAATGGAGTCTGCGGGCTGTGTTTCTTTTGGTGTTTATATAGTAGATATTGAGGGAAATTTAATAGGTTCTTACGATGCGAATGACAATTTTTTATATCCTATTCCAGTTGACAACTCTTCTTGGGATGTAAGATTAATGCTGCCAACTGATTCAGAGCCATCAAAAATTCATTTAGAGTTTGATTTTTCACGTTTATTCAAGGATTCAACATTAAAAATGTTAACTTCAACAGAAGCAGGCGTTAATTTCAATGAATTAGAGGGGTTGATTGATGTTATTTTTACTGATGAGCTTGCGTCCGCATCCACTCAGGAAATATCATTTAAAGCGATGTTTGAGTACGGTACGGCGTTAAATCCTATTAAATATCAAGGAGCTACAAATGTTGGCGACTGGACGGTTAATGTAAACGGCTTAACTGTTTCTTATCCTACATTAGTTGCTGAAGTTTCTCCAGGGTCTTATGTTTTAACTATGCTTGCAGGAACGTTTAACGCTGGTGATTTATTGGAGGTTATTGTCATGAAATCAGGTTTTAGCGGTAATGAGGTTAATATATTAGCGAATATATAATTTTGAATTATGGAAAAATCATCAGAACAAAAAACTTTGACTATTAAAAAGGGTGTTTTTGGTTTTAATGCAAACGAATTAGTAAAAATGAAACTTTCTGATGCTTTTAAAGTATTTAGAAACGTTCCAGAAAAGACAATACGTGAAGCTCATGCAGAGGCATTGAAATTGTTAAAAGTTGAAGCGAAAAAAGACCCTAAAAGCGAATTAGCTAAGGATTAATAATTAATGAATGCACCTTGTAAAATTATAAGGTGCATTTTTTAAAATATACATGATTGATTTTTTAGATACTAGAATAGGCGAAGTTTTAAAAAAAACTTCATTGCTTTACGATTCAATAGCATGGGTTGAATTATTTACATATGATTTAAAAAAAGAAATTCTACTTAGTTGGATTCAAAATGACCAATTAATAAAACAGGGTATTGATTCCGAGGGTAATGTAATAGGACATTATTCAGAGGCAACAGAAATAATAAGTGGCGGACTAAAAAAGGCAGGCGATAGATATACTTTAAAAGATACAGGGGATTTTTTTAGTTCAATGTTTATTACTGTTTTTTTTGATTATATTGAAATAGATGCAGATTTTGATAAAATGATTAACCAAGAATGGTATCGTGAGCAAATAATCGGTTTAAGTTATGAGAATATTCAAAGGCTTGTTCAAAAAGCAAAATACAACTATCCAACCTACGTCCGAAGAGTTTTGGGTATCAATTGACGAAATGAAACTTTATAACTGGGTTAAGTGTTTGGATGGTGATTTAAGATATGTACGAAAATCGGTAAAATTCGACCAATTAGAATTAAGCAGTGATTTAGATAAATGGTTAACGTTATACGACCAATATTTACAAAGGTTTGGATTTAATGAAAAATATTTAAAAGTATTAAAGCTATTAAAGAATATTGCAATTTTAGAACTTAAATGGGTTCTTACACGTGATAATTTTATAGAAACAAAGCTAAGTATTGAGCGAGAAAAATTAAACTCAATAAATAGAAAAAAACAAAACAGAATTAGCATTGAACGCTCATTGGTTTATATAGGCAAATGGTACGGTTCTCATATAAAAATAAATGAAATAACAGTAGCTGAATATGAAGAGTTGACAAAGGCTTACATAGAGGCTAATAAAGAGGTTAGGCAAGAAAAAAACAACAGAAAATCTAAATAAAATGTCACAAGTTAAAAGGGAAGAAATATCTGAAAGCGATTTATTCAAAGACGTTCGATTTTCTGCCGTACAAACAATCGAACAAATAAAACTTTTAAATAATGAGATTAGAGAAAGTGCAATAATACTTGAAAAAGAATTAGGGTCTGCTATAATTAAGGATACCAAAAGTTTGCAATCTTTTACAAAGGCTATTGGAGATGCTAATAAAATGAAAAATCAAAGTATTCAATTAGATAAATTGGAGGCGCAGGCGTTGGATTTGAAGACAAAGGCTGAAATAAATTCTGAAAAATTAAAACAACAAACTATAAAAACGGAGCGAGAAATTATAAGAAATTCGCAAATATTAACAAAGCAAAAAGAAGCAGAAGAAAGAGCCAACCAAAAAAATAAAAAAGCTATTGAAGACAATAATAATGCTTATAAAAAATTAGTTAATTCAACTAGAGAACAAAAGAACGAAAGTAAAAGGTTGGCTATTGAGATGATAAACTTAGCTAATTCAGGTAAAAGAAACTCAAAAGAATATAAAGAACTAGCTAATACTTATAGAACCGTAACACGTGAAGCGCAGGCAGGTGATAAAGTGTTAAAAAAGATTGATTCAACGGTAGGCGATAATTTTAGAAACGTTGGTAATTACTCTAGTGCCGTAAAGGGATTAACTAGAAACATTCAACAATTAGCAGGCGGTTTTGGATTATTTACCGCCATACGAGGTTCAGTTCAAACCCTTAGGGATTTTGATGAGGGTTTGGCTGGTATTCAAAAAACAACTGGACTTACAAAAAACGAAGTCAAAGGGATTGTAGATGAGTTGTTAAAAATAGACACGAGAACGTCTGTAACAGCACTTCAAGAGTTGACAACATCTGCAGGTAGATTGGGCATAACTGGTAAACAAAATATAATTGATTTTGTAGTGAGTGCAGACCAAGCCTTTGTAGCGTTGGGAGATGATTTAGGCGGTACGGCTGATGAAATTGCCACAAATTTGGGTAAAATAGCTAGTGTTTTTGGTGATGAAGAAAGATTAGGAATTGGTAAATCTATTACAGTTGTTGGGTCAACATTAAACACGTTGGCGAGTGAATCAAAGGCAAGCGCAGGAGCGATACTAGATTTTACTAATAGAATGGCGGGGGTTGCTGGTGTTGCAGGAATACCACAAGCAGAAATACAGGCACTAGGGGCGTTATTTGATTCTACGGGTCAAAGTGTTGAGGTTGCATCGACTACCTTAAATACTCTATTGCCTAAATTAGCATCAAATCAAAGCGAATATGCAAAGGTAGCTAATATGACCGCTGAATCATTTTCTGCATTAATAAAAAACAATCCTATTGAAGCGTTAAAAGCGGTTGCTATTGGTGCAAAGTCGAGTAATGGCGGATTAGATGGATTAGTGAAAACATTAGGTGATTTTGGCGTCGAGAGTTCTCGTGCGGCTTCGATAGTTGGTATTTTAGCAAATGAGACAGACCAATGGGCAAAATTACAAAAAATAGGCAATGAAGAAGCAGAAAAGGCAACGGGATTAAGTAAGGAATTTAACGTGCAAAATAATACACTTAACGCAAATTTAGAAAAATTAGGAAAAGAATTTGATAAATATGTGTTAGGGATTAATTCCGCTGGTAATGTGACGGGGTCATTTGGTGATATAATAGGTTTTTTAATAAAAAATCTAGAATTAATAATAGATTCAATTATAAAACTAGGAACTTCTTATTTAATATTTACGGCTAGGCAAAAGATTTTAAATAGTGGTTTGATTGACTTTTCAAAAAATTTATTCAAATCAAAAGATGCCATAAAAGGAGTAGGTGCGGAGCTTACGAATTCTGAATCGGGTGCTAAAAAATTTGCAGGAAGTTTAAAATCAATCGGATGGACGGCTATAATAGGTTTAGCTTTTGAATTAGGCACTGAATTATATAGAATAGCAAGCGGAGCGGCTCAGGCGGAGGAAGATATGGCAAGACTAGAAAAGACAACTAATAACGCTTTAAAAGCAACAGAAAAAAACATAAAAAATATAAAATCTGTATTGAGTTTAAAATTAGAAGATATTGATTTAAAAATTAAAAGTGGTGAGTTAAAAGATGAAAAAGAGATTTTAAAATTAAAACAAGAAGCTATTGAAATATCTAGTAAAGAATTAAGTAATAATATTGATAGAGTAAGGGAGCGAAAAGATAAATATTTAGCATTAAAAAAGGAAGCTGAATTATTGGCAAAAATTCAATTTTCAGAAAGTAAGGGAGATGCTTTTAAATTATTAAAATCAGAAAAACAAAAGAAAGCTGAGGAAAGAATTTTAGAAATTCAAAAAGAATTAGGATTGAAAAGCACTAATATTTTTGGCAATGAAAATACAATTTCTGCAGGTGATTTGATAGGACAATTGGGCGCAAATATAAATGCTACGAGCAAAAGTATTGAAGCATATAAAAATGAGTTATCGGATTTAGATTTAGAATTAAATAGAAATATTGCATCAACAAAAGGACTTGAAAAAGTTAGTTCAAAAGACTTTGAAACAAAAAAAATAAATTCTACAAAAGAAATAAACACCGAATTTAAAAACCAAATTGACTTAATTAAGGAGTTGAATAATCAATACGATATATATTTAAAATCCTCTCAAAACATTGAAGCTAGTGATATTTCAGAGCTAATAGCTTCAAAAAATGAATTAATTGAAGCAGAAAAAACATTGCAAATAAGTAACGGCGAGCGATTTGGAACGGGCAATGATAATAATATTATTGAGTTAATCAATGAACGTAAGGACATTCAAATAGAAAATATACAATCGGTAAGAGATTACGAAATAAAGGCGGTTAAAGATGCTAATTTAATACGATTAAATGAAATAAAAAATTCAACTGAAAACGAATATAAAGAACTCATAAAAGGAGCGAACGGCAATAAAAAAGCAATAGCAAAAATAGAACTGAATTATCAAAATGAGCTGAATAAAATAAAGCAAATTGAAATTGAGTCAGAAAATGTGTTAAATACTCAAATAATCGAGATTAAAAACAATGCAAATAATGAAATATTACAACTGGATAGAGACACGGCAAATGAAATAAAAGGCGTGCAAAATGAAATAAAAGATTCAAATAAAACGGCAATGGATAAAGCTGTTGAAGATGCTAAGGAAGCAAATGACAAAATTTTAGAAAACGAAAAAGAAGCGTCCAAGAAACGACAAGAGTTGGCTGGAATGCTTACAGATTATTTAATTAAACAAAGTGATAAAAGAATAGAGGCAATAGATAAAGAAATAAGCGCACATGAGGCACAATATGAAGACTTAAAACAAAAGGCTATTAATGGCAATATAAACGCACAAGAATCATTGGAAGAGGAGCATAGGTTGATAAAAGAGGCTAATATAGCAAAAATGCGTGAAGAGAAAAGAAAACAACGTATAGAATTAGCATCAACGGCTTTCTCTAGTTATGAAAAGAATATAGAATCAGGAAGCAAAACACCTTTAGCGGACACTATACGAGATATTTCGCTTTTGCAGGCGTTTATTAATTCGATACCCGCTTTTGAGAAAGGAACAGAGGACACGGGTAAAACGGGTAATGGAATAGACGGCAAGGGCGGTTTTTTATCTGTATTGCATCCAAACGAGGGAGTGATACCAAAAGAATTAAATAAAAAGAAATTAGGCGCAAAACTTACAAATGAAAGCGCAATTAATTACGCTATAAAATACAAAGAAATTATTAAAGAAAATTCAAATATGAATATAAATGATGTTTCTAGTAATATTTTAAATAATTCAAATGATGGATGGAAAAATATTGAGCTTTATAGTCAAATTAATGGATTAAAAACGAAGATGGATGAGGTTGTAAAAGCTATTGAAAATAAGCAAGAAACTACCATAGATATTGAAAAGGTTATTGATGGCACTTTATGGCTATCAAAACAAACGAAAAAAGGCAATTTATTAATTAATAACCGTTATAGGTTTAAGGGATGAAACATTTTTTAAATGGAATACAAATTTCTCCTAGAAATATTGGTGAAATTGGTATAATAAGCGATTTTACCAATAGACCAGATGAATTGGAGTTAAATGTAAGTACTATTGTATTAACACGTGAGGCGTTTAATATTGTAAAGGATTTTATATTACAAAAAGGCTTTTTTGAAGGGTTGCCTTATTATGTTCAAAGTAGTTCGGGAATAACAATTGATTACTATGTAGACTTACAAGAAAGCCCCGTTTTTAGAGATTTTGAAGTCGAAGTGAAAATAAAAAAACGGTTCGGAAAAGATAGTTTTAGGGAGCAAGCATCGGGAACTAGTTTTGAATTAATGGTAAAAAAGGGGGTTAGTTTTAATCCATTTGATTTGCCTTATATAATTGTAAAAGATAATCAAGCGGAACTAGCTTTAACGTTAGCGATTTCGCTTTATGTTATGGGAAAAGAACTAATCGACCAAGTCAAAATATTAATATCAACAGTAACCGATTTAATAGGTGCAGTAACTCCCAATGTAGGTTTAGGGGTTACTTTTGACGTGGGAGATATTATAGGTTTAGTTTTAAAGGTTGTTGCTCAAATTGCTTTTGTAGCTTTGATGATTACAGCTATAATAAAACTAGGTCAGCAACTTTTTGATTTGATTTTTCCTAAAATTCGATATTTAAAAGCGACAAAGGTAAAAGAATTAATTGAAAAGGGATGTAATTTTTTAAATTATAGCTTTAAATCTACATTATTAGATAATTTGTCAGCATTAACTATTTTGCCAGTACCATTGAAAAAACAATCTAAAAAATGGTTTGAATTTACACAAAACGAACTTAATCAATCATTTAACAAAGGATACCCAACGGCAAGTGATACGACACCAACTTTAATGAGTTTAATTGAAGCAATGGAAAATACACTTTATGCAGAAATGAGAATAATTAACAATGTTGTATATTTAGAAAATGATTCTTATTGGCAAAATATAAGTCAAAACTCAATTAATACAGCAATGAACTTGCAAAATGAACGAGATAATGAATACACGGTAAATACATTAGAGGCTTGGAAGAGGTTGTATATCCATTATGTTGCAGATATAACAGACTTGCATACATACGATGATTTTGAGGGTAACGAGGCTGAATATAGCACCGAGCCATTAGGTGTAGATAGTCAGGAATTAATAACCATAAGCGGTTTAAATGAAGTTTCCATCCCCTTTGCAATGGGTAAACGAAAAGATAAATTAAACTGGTTAGAGGAGCGAGTAAAAGAGTTATTTGATGTAATTGATGAGGTTAGTAGTGTTTTTGGTGGCGGTACGTCATTAGCTAGTAAAATAGAGAACAGAAAGGGCGTATTAATGCTTTCACAACAGTATTTTCAAACCACAAAACTACTTTATACAATTGGAGGGAAACAACCACAAAACTACTTGAATTACATTAGTGCTGGAGCACTTTATAATAAATTTCATTATCTTAGCCAAATTCAATTAAGAGGTGCTAAAATTTACCAAAATGCAAGGGTATTAATGAATGATGAACAGTTCCAAAATTTATTGATAAATAATTATGCTGATATTAATGGTGATATTTGCGAAATTTTAAGAGTAGAATTTTTAGATATTGACACAAGTAGTACAGGTGCTAATAAATCAATGGCTACAATTAGCTACAAAAAACCTTATAACTATGCTAGTGGCAAAGTACAAACAATAACAATAAATAATTAAAAAATGGACGATATTTTAAATCAAATGAGAGAATCATCAAACAATTTAGAAAAATCACTATCTAAATTGTTTGAAAGAATACCAAACGATGCAAAAATAAAAATTCCAAATGAATTAAAAGACATAGATAGTATTTTTAAGGCGTTAAAAGAAAATGATTTCGACAGCTTAAATAAATTAAATAATAAATATGCCAGTTAGAATAATCAATACTGAATACTCTGACGATTTTGGAAACATAAACACATTCGCAAAGTTTAACGCAGGCGATAGGGTTACGCTAAAATTACTAATTGAATCAAGTATTAAAATGAGTTCAATTACAAACCCTATGCCGTTGGATTATACGACATTGGAGGTTACAAGTTCGTCTATTAGTTGGATTGATGAGGGTTTTAGAACTGGTGACGATATTCGAGTAACTAGATATACCCAATTTGGAGTTGTTTTAAGTACATATACAACCACTGTATTATATGTTGATGCACAGATTTTAAAACTACAAAACGAGTATTCAGGTTGGTATTTACAAACTAATCAGGAAAGTATAACTATTGAGGTTATTAATAGAAACCGTGAAAGTGTTGAATTTCGATTGAATTTAGTTAAAAACGGTATTGCAGGGAACGAATTTTCGTTAATTGACGGACAGGCTACTAGGTTTATATATCCTATGATTTCAATTTTAGGTATTGGTTTTAATACTAGTGCCGTATTAGTAGGAAATCAATCGGGACAGGCGTTAATTTATTCAGAAGTTTTAAGGCTTCCAAACGCTGGAGATGCTTATGTTTATGAGTTTGAAATTTCATTTATATCAACGGGTTTTTATGATGCTGAATGGTTTGATTCAAGTGGTTGCTTAAAGCCATATGTTAAAATGCTTTGGAGTTCAATAAATAATGAACCTTATGCGCAAACTGTAAAAATTCTAAACGACAATGCTAATACAGGATTCTATGACGAGTTTAATAATTCGACACCTAGTGATTCAACTTTTATAAGTGGTTTAATTACTGAGCTAGATTATTCAATACCTACTAATTTTTCTTTTGTAATTTCTGGCGATTTATCACAAATAGGAATCGGTGGCGCTTATATATCGGTAGATGACACTTATTACAAAAATAAAATCCAATCACAACAAAGTTTGGCAATGGTTGCCCATACTCGTAATGTTTTTATATCGCCACTATTGTCAGATGTTAATCCGTTAAATGCTGGTTATTCAATTGTAATAAATTCATTTTCTTCAGTAGGGTCTAATCATACAATAAACGCCACTTTTATTCCAAATGCAAATTTTACTTCATTTATAGACAGTCAAGAAGATGGCAATCGCTTATTTTATTTATGGGTAAGGGGTGGTAATTGTAATTATTTGTTATTTCAAGAACAATTAACAACCGTACCGCCAACTGGAGGACCTTTAATTATGGTTGATACTATTGAATTTTTAGACCATTCGCAAAATGTAGTTGATAATTCAATTAGTATTCCAAATGATGAAATAATTAATTTATATGACACCGAAGATGACTTGGCTTTTTTTGGACGTTTTAAATTAGAACAATATGCTGTTTATGATAGATTGAATATAAGGATTGAGGGTTTTAATACGGGTACAAATGAAGATTTTATATTACAACAGCACTCTTTTAGTTTTAATTCCGTTCAAATTTCAAATGATGGCAAATATTTACTAGATGAATCTTTGTCTATTAATCCGTTAATGCCTAATACTTCTTTTAAAATTAATTCACTTTTTAAGCGTGATAATTCAATTGATTTAGGTAATGAATATGGCGTTTCAATTTATTATCCAATTGTGATTAGATGGGAGTATTGGTTACAGCAGTTGAATGCAAGTGTCGATTTTTACCCTAATCAAAACAAAAATTGGCAACAGTACTCACAAAATGGTGATTGGATTTTAAGATTAAAATTGGAATTAATAAAAGACGGACTTGCGTATAATTATGAAGCTGAAATTATAGATTTTACGTATGATAATGAAGCTGAAATAACGTCTACAATTGAATTAATACATGAAATTGATAATACAATTATAGATATTATACCAATTGGCGAAATGATGCGAATTAGAGCAACTCATACGCTAATTAACGGTATATGGGACGTCAATAAAACATGGGGTCAAATTAGAGTTTATCCAACTGAAAACGCCCCACCTTGGATAAGCTCAACTACTATTGCTTTTGATAATAACGGTAGTAATCCTTTAAGTCCTATAATAGGACAATTTGCCTCTTTGACGTTTCCAAGTATGGAAACGGCAGTAGTGGAATGTATATTTGATACGTCTAAATTAAACCTATCAAATGGGGCTACAATTACCGCAAAAATAAAAGATTTAAACAAACAATCACCATTAATACAAAAAACAGGCAGGTCTAAAACATTCGGAGAATTTATAAAAACAACTTCGCCCATATCTTTGAATATTAAAACCGTGTCAAGTTAATTTTATATATTTGTGACATGATTCAAGAAAGAATTAAAAGAGAATTTAAAGCTATAAAATTACCCGAAATTTTCAACGAAGAAAATAGAGGTTATTACCGTTGCTGTAAAACTCAATTAGTACTTGCTAGCGAATCAAATGACACCTGGAAAAGCGATATCACACCATCATGGATAAAATTATCAGACCCAGCGGATAGCGTTCAATTTGTGTTAAAAAAATGCGGTGAAATCACAAATTATATACCAACATCTAACGAATTTATAAATGAGCCAAATGCGTTTTTTACTCAAATTGAGTGGATTGACGTTCTTAATTCAGATGGTCCAGGAATTTACACATTAAACATCGTAGCGAATATTTCGGGTATTCCTTTCGATTTTCAATGGGGAGTATATAACTTATTAGAGTTTTCAATTGAAAACGCACTTTATACAGCAAGAATAAAAGCCGTTTTTAATAGTTACCATGAAATTGAGGGTATTGATTTTACTAATAGCAATGTTATAGGTACGTTTAGATTTTATGGAGTTATTGGTTCTAGGCAGCCTAATAAGCAAATTGATAATATTATATTTGATGACAGGCAGATGAGTTCGGTTGTTCGTGAAAATCTTAATATTTGGGAGCTGAAAACAGACCCAACAAATGAGGAGGTTACTAAAATTATTACAGATTTATATTTGCTTTCTGAAAATAGGCTTTTTATATCAGATTATAACGCCCATAATCATAGTTATAGAATTAACGACATACCCGTAATATTAGAAGAAACAGACGAACTTGAATATATAGAAGATACTAGAGAAGCGGTTTTAAAAGCAAAATTTAGTGATAAATTTAAAGATAAAAGAACTTATTTTAAATGAAAACAATATCTATAATTGGTAATTATTTAGTCATTACAAGCGGAACATATATTTTATTTGAAATTCCAATCATTGATTGTTATGTAAATAGAATTAACGATATTTACAATATTATTGGATTGAAAACAAAACTTATATACTTAATTGATTATAGGGATATTTCTAATTATGAAGATAGTACGATGACGCCTTTTAATGTTTCATCTTTTGAATCATTTTATAGAACAAACACGGGGTTAATTTAAACAATAAAAAAATGCAAATAAATGAATATCCAATAGCGTTAACTAATCTACAAAATGTAGATTTATTCGATGTTGATAGATGGGATGGGGTGGCTTATTATGAAAGCGCAAAAATGACTTGGGCAGATTTAAAAGCAACTATACAATCTTCTTTAACAACAACAAATATAGGTATTTCAGACCTGTTAATAACTGACAATATTCGTAAATTAAAACTTGCTGGAGGTACATCAGGACAATCTTTCGGGGTTTGGTCTACTGATGGAACATCTGGAAAATTAATAGTTTACGGAACAGGTGATACTTATATTCAAAATAGAATAGTAGTTGGGTATGATCCAAATTTATTAGGAACAACGTGGGGAAATGCTTTTGCTGCGCCAGCATCTAGTATAAGTAAAGCTTTTACTGTTGGAACAACTAATTTGAGTTCTGATTTAATGAATGTGTTTATTGATGGTAGGTGGGAGTTTGGAAGTTTAGCAGGGCCTATACACAGTATGGGTAGAAACAATGATAATCATTATATATTTAACACAAATGGTAAAGGATTACTTATTGGCGCAAATAATGACTCTACTGTAACGGGAGCTTTACTTGAGTTGAGAAGCACTACTTTAGGTCTTGTTTTTTCTAGAATGACAACGGTTCAAAGGGATGCAATTGTTTCGCCTACCATTTCTACAACAATATACAATACTACTGTTTCAAAATTGCAATGTTGGGATGGAACGATTTGGAATGATTTATTTTAATTTATAACTATGAAAAAAATAACAACATCATCGGCGGTTAATTTCGCTACAGGAATGGGAACTATTGAAAACGAAATACTAACCGCTGAAATTCCGAGCTTCACTACTTCGTTTGATAGTCTTGAAGTTAATTTTAGATACTTGCAAGGTGATAAAATTTTGAAAGCTGGTAGTAGAACTTTTTTAAGTAGGGAGGTAATAAATGAAATGTTTAACGAAGTTAAAACTTATATGACTTTTTCTTTTGATGATAATTTTTGTGAAGCATTAGAGGAGGCATTTTATTTAGTGTTTAAATTTGAAATGTATCAAACGCTTTTACCTTTAAATGAAAATTTAACTATTAATGACCTAATAATTTCAACAAATGAATGAAATATCACAAGAAGAAAAAGTCATAATTGATAAAATAAAGCAAGATAAACAAGAGGTTTTAGATTGTGAAAATTTAGCAAAAGAATTGTTTAATAAATTAGAATCCGTTAATTGTAGCATGGTAATATACCACACCGTAGGAAGTGATGGAACTAATAGATTTGAAAGCGTTATTAAGAAGAAATGAACGAGCAGGTAGACAACACAGGTTTTTTAACTTTATTACTAGCGTTTTTTATGAATGTTTGGAATATTTTTTCTGAATGGTTTTCTGTTAAAAATATTAATGAAGTAGTGGTGCTTATAACAGGAGTTTTAGCAATGGTTTATATGTTTTATAAAATGATATTAGAACGTAAAAACTATAAAAAAATGAAAAATGAAAATAATAAATGATACATTAAAAAGTGCGGACGGAAAATACTCTAGAAAATCTTTAACCTCATTTGTGTCGTTTATTATTTCAATACTTTTAGGTTCTTATATTGTAACTTCAGACTACATAATAGGCAAGGAGATAAATCGTTACGCTATCGATGTTTTTTATGGGTTTCTTACATTAAGTGGAGGTACATTAGCTTTAACCGTTTATGACAAAATAAAAAACAAAAATATATGAAATATTTATTTTTAGCTATTTTAATGTCATCATGCGCAATTAATAATCAAAAAAAAGCACTTAAACACTTCAAAAAATTTGAGTATTACGGTGGGTCTATTGTAGATAAGATAGACACTATACGCATTGAAACCATTGTAAAGGGAAAGGATGGCAAAGATAGTGTAATTTATCAAATAGTTAAATTCGATTGTCCAAATGTGGTTTTTCCAAAGTCAAAAACTGAAATTCGACAAATAAACAAAAAAGAACGTGCAGAAATTAGAAATAAAAGAAAAGAAAATAAGCACGTTAAAAAAGCCGAAACAAAGCAACTTAAATCAAATATAAAAAAAGAAATCAAAAATATTAACTGCTGGAATTTTTGGGATAAATTAAAATTTGCTATTCTTGTTTTCTGCATAACTCATGTTATTAGATATATTTGGTTAATTATTAAAATTTTTATAAAAATGCCGTTATGAATAAATTAGAGCTTTTAGTAATACATTGTACAGCAACTCCTGAATATAGAGAAGTTTCAAGTGATGAAATTAGACGCTGGCATACAAACCCTGTTAGTAAAGGGGGTAGGGGATGGAAGCAAGTAGGGTACTCCGAAGTAATACATTTGGACGGAAAAATTGAAAAGTTAGTAAAATATAATGATGATAATATTGTTGACGTTTGGGAGGTTACAAATGGCGCAAGTGGTATTAATAGCAAATCTAGGCATATTGTTTATGTTGGTGGATGTGACAAAAATGGAAAACCAAAAGACACTAGAACAGAAGAGCAAAAAAAGACCTTAGAAATGTACGTTAAGGCGCATACCTTATTACAACCTCAATGGAAAATTGCAGGACATTATCACTTTGCTAACAAGGCGTGTCCATCTTTTGACGTTGAAAAATGGTTGAAATCTATAAATATTCAAGAAAAAAATATATTTAAAAAAAAATAAACCAAACCACTAAATAAATCTAAAAGCCTAGTATCATCTAGGCTTTTTTATTATACTCTTATTTAGAATATGTATAAATAACACTTTTTTTAATATAAAGGTGTTTTATATTATATTATTATATTACATTTGTGATATAAATAAATTAAAAACAAACAAATTTCAAAATGATAACAAAAGACATTGCAAGACTAATTTACAACTGCTATTCCGAAATTGAGAATGGCGAAAAAATGATTGAAGAACTAAAAAAAGCTATTGATGAGAATGGCGATTTTGTTTTAACAGATAGCTGGGGCGAAAGAAAGCGATTTTTAGAACTTCATATACCTTGTAAGGGTGGTGGACATTCTATTAAACAACTTCCTATGCAGTTGGGTATTGATGCAATATTAGCACATATCGAAACTAAAAAGCAGGAACTTGAAAAGCTAAAACTTACCTGTAAAACTCAACTGCTTTAGGGTGCGGTGGGAAAAGGTTTTTAAAATTTCCCATAACGTTTCTCGGCTTTGTGCAGGTTGGGATTTGGAACACGAAAGTTTCAATTTAGCACAAAAGCCGATTAGTATTACTGCTGTTGAATTTAGCAATTCAGCCCCACTTGCACAAAACCGATGTTAGGCGATGTGGCTTTTCGGATTAGGATTTTAAATTATTAACAATTAAATATATAAAAAAAAATGGAAGTACAAATTATCACATTACCAACAGAGGTAAACGAATTAGCTGTAAAGGTATCAGCGAACAAACAAGCAGAAGTTCAAACTGTTTTACAACAAATTTTTACAGGTACAGACGACTGGGAAAAACAAGTTGATACAATTGAAGTAAAAGACATTAACGACAAAATGAGTATTGAACTTGCCGAAGTTGCTCGTAAAAACTCAAAACAAGCTAGACTAAGTGCGGAGAAAATCTTTGATGCAAAACGTGAAGAAGTGCAAAACTTAAAAGCCGAATTTGATTTAGAAGACAAATTATGGCTAAAAGCAAAACAAGTAATGCAAATCAAATTTAAAGCAATCGAAGAAAAAGCAGAATGGAAAGCAAATTTTGTAAAAAGATTTGAAGCAGAACAAAAAGAGTTAAGAACTCAAAAAAGAATTAATGAAGTATCAAAGTATGCTGAAATTAATAGAATTGAATTTGAAGCTATGAGTGATGAAAGTTTTGATAGTTTTTTAAATGGATTG